AAGCAGATTGCCAATAATCATGGCGTAAAATCTCCAACAAAGAGAATTCCTTACACATGGATCTTTCCAAATGAATTTGATTTAGCTAAACGTCCAGATGGAAAAAAAGTTTTCCCAAGATGATTTGAAACCTGTTTCTTTTATATATACTATAGGAGGACAAAATGCCAGAAGCATTCGTTTACATATGGGAAAATTTAACAAATGGTAATCAGTATATTGGTTATCATAAAGGATCATTAGATGATGGATATATTTCATCAACATCATCTACTAGATTTTGGAATGATTTTAATAACAAAGATATGATGTGGAAACGTCATATTGTATTTGAAGGTTCAACAGCAGATTGCTTAAAGCATGAGCAACAACTATTAAAACAGATTAATTTAAGAAGTGATTCATATTATAATAATGCTAGAGGTGCTGAAATAATTTTTACTGAAGAAGTTAAAGATAAAATAAGGCAACATCATATGGGTAAATCTAGTGGTATGAAGGGTAAAACACATTCTGACGAAACCAAAAAACGTCAAAGCGACGCATTGAGGGGTAGAACTTTTACTGAAGAACACTTACAAAACTTGAGAAAACCAAATAAAGATACATCCAATAAAAAGCAACCTAAAAGCGAAGAACACAAAGCAAATATGAGAAAACCAAAGGAGAAACTAGAATGCCCAAAATGTCACAAACTAGTAGCTCCAAACATGTTCCACCGTTGGCATAATGAAAACTGTAAAAAATGAGAATACTAACGAACCCAATTAGTAACATACCTCAACTTAAGAACTCTCATGTTCTCGGTTGGTCACTTGTATGGGCAGAACAATTAGATGCTGCGATAGATCATAAGTGTTCACCTAACATTGCAAATGCCACTACTGTTTACATTGAACATGGTGTAAATTTTGGTGGTACGCTCAACCTATTTGGTGGTGCAACTAAAGATATCTTTGACAAGATTAATCGTGTAGCTGCACATCCATCTGTAGTATCACTCGACTTCGATATGCCAGATTGGGGAGCACAACTCAAGAAACGTATAGGTGCACCTACAACATATAGCGGCATCACTGAACAATGGTGTGATGCTTTGAGCAAGCGATTGAAGGGAATCCCATCTCTCAAGCAAGAAGAGCTACAAAAGTTTTCTCATAAATTTGATGGTGTATCTGTAGGAGACTCACATACACCAGCATTTTCACGAAGTACTGACATCGTATTACGAGAGAATGGCAAGACACTATATGGTACACTAAAACGAGGACTAATCACAGAGTTCAGAGGGATGGATCCATTTGGTCAAGTAACATTCTGTTACGGGTCTATCGATGTGCGTCATCATATACTTCGTCATGCTAACTTTAATTTAGATGATATGTTAGATGAGTATGTAAGACAAGCAGTAATGATTCAAAAACAATTTAATTGTGATATTGCATTTACTGCACCAGTACCAGTTGAATATGAAGAACGTAGACTACCAAAGACTGGTTATTTTAAAGGTACGCCTTTCTTCGGTTCAAGACAAGAACGCTTAGACCTTACATACCGATTTATCGAAGGACTAAATAAAAGAAAGGTGGTTGTAATACAACCTCCACTAGAATGGTACAAAATGGATGGAAAGAAGTATGCTGAGACTCACATGGAAAATAGTTCAAGCGTACACATCTCTCCACAGTTTTATAGAAGAGAAGATTGGGGTCAGACTTGTTTAGCATAACAGAAGATAGAGGCAACAAAGATATCCCTATGGGGATGGATCGATATGATGCCAAAAAATATTATGAAGAGATGTGGGGTACATTTCAATCAAAGATTGCAGATCCAGTAGTAGAACCATACGGAGATAAGTATATCTTAAGAGCTGACCTTGCACCTGGTGGATTGAAAGCTTTCGGTGGTGAACGTGTCATTGCAGAATGTAAGTATGATACACTGACATATTGTGCACCACGACAAGGCCATGCTATGGACGCAATCTCAATGCTTGCTGCGATGTACAATAAAAAGGTTGTATTCTTCTGCCCATCATCTAAGCAAGTATCAGACCATCAAGGCGCACTGTTTTCTTATCCTCATGTTGACATGCGATTCGTTAGAATTGCTGCGATGCCAGTTTTAAATCAGTATGCGAAACAATGGGCAAAAGAGAATAATGCACAGTATCTGCCTTTAGGTTTAAAAGACATGCCAATGGTTACTGCTGGTCTTGTTAATATGGCGAACAAAATAACCAAACAATTGGGTAAAGAACCTACACAGATTTGGTGTGCTATCTCAACAGGTACTATGACTCGTGCATTACAGATCGGTTGGCCTACAGCAGAAGCACATGGTGTTGCGGTAGCTCGTAACATCCATAAAGGAGAGATCGGAGATGCAAAGGTTGTATCAGCAACTATACCTTTCTTAAAGGCAGCAAATCCAAAACATTCGATGCCATTCCCATCAACAGCAGCATATGATGCAAAAGCATGGGACGCATTCGTAGAAAACGCAAAGCCTGGATCCATCTTCATCAACGTTGGTTCAGACGAGCATATTAACCGTAACTTGTCGACAGTAGATATTGACAACATCAATAGTTACAGAGAATGGCATGATATGGAAGACTTAAAACGAAACCGAGCATTTAAAAACAGTGTACATACAGTGTAAAATGTGGTATAATAATACTTTAGATAGGAGCTTCATATGGGATTAATGGATAAATTAAAGAAGAACTCAAAGATTGAGTTTACTTCTGTGCTTGAGAACTCTAAGTTCTTTGGCGACAAAGATGTGATTAGCACACCTGTGCCAATGATTAACGTTGCATTGAGTGGTCGTTTAGATGGTGGCTTAACACCAGGTTTGACAGTACTTGCTGGTCCTTCTAAACACTTCAAGACTGCTTTTAGCTTGCTTATGGCTAAAGCATATATGGACAAGTACAAAGACGCAGTCATGCTATTTTATGACTCAGAATTTGGTACACCACAGGCATACTTTGATTCATTCAATATCGACAAGTCTCGTGTGCTTCATACTCCTATCACTGATGTAGAACAACTAAAGTTTGATGTTATCAGTCAACTAAACAACTTAGAACGTGGCGAACGCGTCATCATCGTTATCGATTCAGTCGGTAACCTTGCATCTAAGAAAGAATTGGAAGATGCTTTGAATGAGAAGTCAGTAGCTGACATGTCTCGTGCAAAAGCACTTAAAGGTTTATTCCGTATGGTCACACCATATCTAACGATGAAGGATGTGCCTATGATTGCAGTTAATCATACGTATATGGAAATTGGTATGTTTCCAAAGGCCGTTGTCTCTGGCGGTACAGGCATCTACTACTCAGCAGATACTATTTGGATCCTTGGTCGACAACAAGATAAAGATGGCACAGAGATCAAAGGTTACCACTTTATCATCAACGTAGAGAAGTCTCGTTATGTTAAAGAAAAGTCTAAAATCCCTGTCTCTGTTTCGTTTGAAGGTGGTATACAGCGTTATTCTGGGCTGCTTGACATTGCTCTGGTTGGTAACTTCGTTGCTAAACCTTCTAACGGGTGGTATCAAAAAGTGGACAGAAGCACAGGTGAGTTGGTCGGTACAAGAGTACGCGAGAAAGATACGTTATGTGAAGAGTTCTGGTCAGAGATACTAGCCAATAAAGAGTTCCAGCAATACGTCATCGACACTTATCAGATTGGTAGTGGTAAGATGTACCAAAACGATGAAGCTCTCGCAGAGGTGGAAGATGATAACGAATGAGAGTTATACCTTTGTAGAACATAAGGGTGACGAAGATTGGTATGTCAAAATTAAAGCTGATGGTCCCTATAAAGGGATCATCTACAAGTATGGTCGAATTGAAGTACAAGAAGACGAAGAAAACTTAGACGCTAAACTGAAGTTTCAATTTGATATAAGCAAGATCCCTGAAGATCTTCATATCGAAAAACAAGAACTACAAGAAGACGTAGATTTTCTTAATATGCTAGGTGATATATTGGTACATATCATCGAAGATGCAATGGATAGCGGAAAATATAAATTAGGAAAAAATGATAAGCCAACTGATACTGAATCAACTGTGCACGAATGATGATTTCGTACGTCGTGCACTGCCTTTCTTAAAAGATGAATACTTTGAAAAAGGTGAGAAGTTACTGTTTGCAGTAGTATCTCGTTTCATCGGCAAGTACAACACTGTGCCTACTGAAGCAGCATTAAAGCTTGAACTACAAAAGATCCCAAATGTGTCTAATGACATATTCGATCTAGTGGCTAAAGCTTATGCTGCTGAAAAGGTAGATCTTCAGTGGATACTCGATGAGACTGAAAAGTTTTGCCAAGATAGGTCGATCTATCTTGCCATCATGGAGTCTATTCAGATCATCGATGGTAAACATAAGGAGCTAACTAACAATGCGATCCCTGATATACTATCTAAAGCTCTCTCTGTCAGCTTTGATACTAACATTGGTCATGATTATATTGACGCTTCCGATGCGCGTTATGATTTTTATCATAGGAAAGAGTCGCGCATTCCGTTCGACCTTGATTACTTCAATAAGATCACTAAAGGCGGTCTTCCAAACAAAACGCTAAACATCATCTTAGCTGGTACAGGTGTTGGTAAGTCTTTGTTTATGTGTCACATGGCTGGTGCAGCTTTGACACAAGGTAAAAATGTGTTATACATAACAATGGAAATGGCAGAGGAACGTATCGCTGAACGTATTGATGCGAACCTCATGAACATGCCGATCGATCAACTTGAACAGTTACCTAAACAAGTGTACGATCAAAAGATCCAAAAGATTGGACAGAAAAACATTGGTAAATTAATTATTAAAGAATACCCGACAGGTGCTGCTCATGTTGGGCACTTTAGAGCACTATTGAATGAACTTAAACTTAAAAAGAATTTTAGGCCGGATATCATATTTGTTGATTACCTCAACATTTGTGCGTCTTCACGAGTTCGCGGATTGGGTGGATCGATTAATACTTACTCATACGTTAAGGCAATCGCAGAAGAGATGCGTGGCCTTGCGGTCGAAAACAACTGTCCAATCGTCTCGGCTACGCAGACTACACGCTCGGGCTATTCGAACACGGATGTGGGTCTTGAGGATACAAGTGAATCTTTTGGCCTACCGGCTACGGCTGATTTTATGTTTGCGGTCATCTCAACTGAAGAGCTTGAGAAACTTGGCCAGTTACTTGTCAAACAACTCAAAAACAGGTACAACGACCCAACGTTCCACAAAAGATTCATCGTCGGAGTAGATCGTTCTCGCATGAAGCTATATGACGTAGAAGCATCAGCACAAACATTGATGGATGACACAGCACATACTGGAAAGCAAGAAGATAAACCTCTAAACACTTTTGGTTCAAGGGAAAAACCAGACTTTAAGTCATTCAATTTCGAGGAATAAGATGTATAAAGTAGTATATTATCCAACAGCATCTGAGACGGTGCTAGCATTTAAATGGTTTGAAACATTTAAAGAAGCAACAGAGTTTTCTTTAAAGCTTCGCACAGATGTGCTTGAGATTAAGTGGTATGAATCTGAAGAATTGGTGAGAAAATAATGAATGTTAAACTTGTATCCTATAGCCAACCCACCGAAGACTTTAGATCTGTGGGTATCGAAGATGCGCAAGACCTCGTTGCGTATTGCGCCCGTGTCTCCAATCCAAGCAACCAACTTAACACCGAGACATCAGAGAAACTCATCAGATACCTCATCAAACACAAGCACTGGTCACCGCTTGAAATGGTCTCAGCATGCCTGGAGATCACCACAACCAGAGACATCGCAAGACAAATCTTGCGGCACAGAAGCTTTAGCTTCCAAGAGTTCAGTCAACGATATGCTGACCCAACTAAAGATATGTCGTTCGTGGTTAGAGAAGCGAGACTTCAAGACGAAAAGAACAGACAGAATAGCATCGAGACGGATGATAGAATGCTACAAATCGAATGGGAACGTGCTCAGCAACGAGTCATCTATGCAGCACGGAGAGAATACGAGTGGGCTATCACTAATGGTATAGCGAAAGAACAAGCACGTGCAGTGTTGCCAGAAGGCTTGATCGAGAGCAGACTCTATATGAATGGAACTCTTCGTTCATGGGTACACTTCATTGAGCTTCGTTCTGAGAACGGTACTCAGAAAGAACATAGAGAAGTTGCATTAGCATGCGCTAAGGTCATAGCAGAAATATTTCCAATGACGAAAGAAGGTTTTTAATGTTAGAGACTATATGCGACACGATGGTAGAGGCATATCGCCGTAATTGGATTACTAGTCGTGATGGTAACGTGTCAATTCGCCATCATGATCGTGATCATTTCTACATCACGCCATCTGGTGTAAGAAAGCAAACGCTGCAACCAGATCAGTTTAAGAAGATTAAGATCAATAAGGCGATTCAAAGCGGTTATGGTACTGCAGACTTCGCTTACGATTGGGAAGAAGTTGAGTACACTGACATTAGTGCAAAGCTACGTCCTAGCGGTGAGATACCTTTACACTTCGGTCTACAAAGAGAAATGGGACAGCACGCACATGATGTTCGAGTAGTCACACACTTCCATCCAACATATTGTGTTGCTGCTATGCATGCAGGAATAGAACTAAACCAACTCGTCAAAGATTTTCCAGAACTAAGCCGATACACTAAGGTTGCACCAAATGTTCCTGATGTACCACCAATCAGTCAAGAACTTGCAGACTACTGTCATCACAACTTAGGTCTTGACAAGCATGGAAACATAGCGTTTGACATCGTGGGTATTAAAGGACATGGCGTGGTAGCCATCGACTCATCTCCCTGGAGAGCCATGGAGCACATCGAGAGACTAGAACATATATGTCATATAGTCCTAGCTTCTGGACTGACCAGGACGTCCTGGTGAGTAATAAAAAAGTATTCAAAATCAAAGACTTATAAGAGGGCCCCTGGAGGGCCCTTAATTTTTTCACAGGATGAAACGTCCCAGATCACGAGCCGTCCGTGCAAGTTATTGATTTCATTAGCAAAAAATATTTTTAGGGGGGCCTATGTACATTTCATGCAGCCGTGATATAATGGTTACATAAATTGAAAAAGGAGCTGTACATGAGAAAGTTGAAATTTGAAGGTGTTGCAAAAGTTGGTGATGTTGTTCGTGCTTATGACTTCAAGCCAATGGTTGGTCGAAATGACTGTTTCGTTGAAGGTGTTGTTGAGCAAGTTAAAAACACCGAAAACGGTTACACTGCCTTGAAGATCACTACTACTAAGGATATCTTCGATGGCAAAGAAATTTCGAAGAACGAAAAAGGTTCACGTGTTGGTAAAATCGTCTTCGTACCGCTTGAAGTTAGCTTCATGGAATACGACGCACGTATCATCAACTTGTCTTCTATCTAATCGGAGATCATATGTCTAAAATGAATCGTTCAAAATCATACGTCTTTACTGCAGATCCAAATTCTGCATTTGACATGGAGCAAATTGCTACAGTTAAAAAAGCTGTACGCGCCATCAACGAGTCTAATAAACAAGCACACTTCTATGCAGTTCGTCGTGCTGAGTATCGTGGTGAACCAATTCCAAAGGCACCTGCGCGTAAACGTGTTCGCTTGATGCCTCGTGGACCGCGTAAACAAGCTGCAATCAATGACTATGGTCGTAAGCGTGCATATGATGCATACTTGCCACAGCGTTATGCAGTTCGTTTTGATGTTTATATCAGTGACGTACGATAAGGAGTAGATCATGGCTAAAAAGTATAATGACACAGTAAGTATTGTCAATGGCATTAAAGTGACTCAATGCGCATATCGTGGTCCTCGTGGTACAGAGCGTACATTCCCCATGATGAAGGGATCGATCTATACCACAGGTGCAAAGAACGTGAACTTGATGCAGCAGGGTTTTAAGAAAGGACGCGCATGAAAGACTACGGTTGGGATCATCGAAGGTTCCTGATCAGCGAAGTTAAACATGCTCGCAGGAATAGGATCATCGTCAGGGTGTTTGCAGCAGTTGTGATGATTTACTTTGGTGGACACCTTTTGTATGCAGCACTAAACGGTGGACCTACGTATCCTGTAATTTTAGATAGGCCAGTGTACTAATTTTCCTTGTTATGGTATAATAAACTATGAGTAAAATGGCAGAAATTATGTTGGATATTGAGGAGCTACTACGTGAAGGCTATAAACCTGTCACCGTGGCAGCAATGTTGAATGTACCTGTGCAGTGGGTTTATGACACAGAAAACAATCTAATGCAACTGGCAGATCCCCGTTTTTATGGACCAGATTACGACGAATAACATGCTTGTATACGTACGTCCCTCTAGATACCTAACTCGTGCTAAGCGCGAGGAAGTGTACAAAGCAGCTTGCCTTTTCTTGAACGAGTTGCTTGATAAGCGAGATAGAAAGGTTGAGATCATCGTATCTGTACGAGGCGCAGGACTTGCTAAGCATGTTGATGGTTACTGTCTATGTACAGAAGAACATGACAACGGCAAGCCACGGGAGATCTATGTTGAGGTACGCGGAGATAAAGGGTTGGACTTCTTGATCAAGTGCCTAGCACATGAATTAGTCCACGTTTGGCAGATGATGACTGGTAGGATTAATGAAAAGGAATACTTGGGTACAAAGGACTATTGGAACTCCCCATGGGAGGTAGAAGCTAGAGAGCTTGAGATGCCTTTGTACGAGATGTATGTAAAGAATAGTTGATGGTTTTTTCTCATGTAGTAACTTTAAAGGGGGCGGCAGTGCCCCCTATTTTTATTATAAATAGAAGAATGGCATATACATTCTTCCCAAAAACTGCCGCAGAGATCAAGACGACTCTTAGCAAGACGGACAAAAAGGTCGATCAGATCATGGACGTTTTTGCTTGGTTGAAAGCTAAGTATCCAGCGGTTGAAACACCCATCAACATCGACCCTTCGAAGCTCGGTTTAATTAATGTAACAAGACAACTAGAAGGTGATGTAGATTTAGCAGCTATAAAGCGCTATGCTAATCTAACTTCAGTCAAGTTGAAGTTTGGTTCTGGATCATCTGGAAATCGAGGTGTAAATAATAGAGGCAACTTGTTTGAGCCTCAGTTTGCAAAGGCGCTTGAGGAATGGTGGTCAGGCGTTAAGATTACCGATGCAAAGATGCTAGCAGCGCTTGAAGATTTAAAAAAAGTTTACGACTTAACAAGGTTTAAATCTTTGCGTGTTGTCCAGGAAGGTGCACTAAATAAGAAGAGACCATTAGTGTATACACCTGAAGTCATCATCACTGCACCAGGAGGTGGAGCAGATGGTAATATTGGATCTATCGTAACTGACTTAACGTTATATGGTACTACACCAGCAGGTAAAGAAGAACTCGTTGCGTACTTAAGCTTGAAGCTAGGAAACACTGCAACATTCTTCAACGTAGGTATAAAGACTGTGTTGACAACAGATGAGATCAAGAGTGGTCTAATAGAAAATGCAAGTGGCAAAAAGCTATTAGATCTATTCAACATCAAAGCTCCGTTGTTTTGTGATGTATTTAATGGCAATCTTAAACAAGGCGTCGTTGAGAATGTTTGGGCTACTATGAAGCCTCAACAAAAAGACGCATTAGAAAAATTACTAGCGTCTGGTATAGGTCATGGTTATCATGTCTTACACAAGATGACAAGGGAAATCAAATCGATAGTCATCGATAAAAAATATATGGCTGCAGCAGCACAACCAACATCATGCACGGTGTATTACGGTGGAAAGACTGGACTTGGTAAGCGAGTCGACATCGAGATACAAACTAAGAAGTACGTACTGAAGTTAAACATGAGAGACACACAAGGTGCTGGTGGCTATCCAACTCGACTAATGGGAGACTTTACTTACCTATGATTACATTCAAACAATACTTAGAAGAAGAACACGGAGCAGGTGAGTGGGGTACCGACAAACTTACCAAGCGATATAAGAAAGATACGCCTGGCCAGGAAGATGACAAAGAAGACATCAAAGAATATGCTATTGATGCTAAAGGTCATAAGAGCTCTACAGGTGGATTAACACAAAAGGGTGTTGACGCGTATCGTAGAGAGAATCCAGGTTCAAAGCTACAGACTGCTGTCACCACTAAACCATCTAAGCTCAAGCCTGGAAGTAAAGCTGCTAAGCGTCGTAAATCTTTTTGCTCTCGTATGAGTGGTGTAAAAGGTCCAATGAAGGATGAGAAAGGTCGTCCAACTCGTAAGGCACTTGCGTTAAGGAAATGGAATTGCTAACAATGAAGTCGTTTACAAATTTTCTGTATGAAGAAACAGAAGGTGCAAAGCTAAAGCACATTCATCATGCTGAAGATCGACCATTGTTTCATGGTCACGAAGGCTTTGCTCATGCTTCTGCTGCATTAAAGCAAGCACACGAGCATATGGTTGCTGGTGAACATAGCACCAACTTAACGATGAAGTATGACGGATCACCTGCTATAGTCTTTGGTCATCATCCTAAGACTGGTCAGTTCTTCGTTGCATCTAAGTCAGCATTCAACAAGACACCTAAGATTAACTACACTGAGAAAGATGTAGATGCAAATCATGGCCATGCACCTGGTCTTGCAGCTAAACTAAAAGCTGCATTAGCACATCTACCTAAAGTTGCACCTAAGAAAGGTGTATATCAAGCAGACGTCATGCATACACCAGAAGATCATAAAGAATCTGATGGTAAGGTGTCATTCAAACCAAACACAATCACATACACTGCATCTGGTGAAGAGGCTAATAAAGTCAAGCGCTCTAAGATTGGTATCGTAGTACATACAAAGTACGAAGGTAAAGACCTTCACACCATGCATGCAACACCAAATGCAAGCATCGACCACTTCGATGATCATCCAGATGTTCACTTAAAGTCTGCAGAACATGACACTTCAGAAGTAAATTACTCTAAAGAAGATCGCGCAGAGTTTGAGAAGAACATGGCAGCAGCTGAGAAGATTCATAAGTCTCATGGCGCAAAGATGTATAGCGCAACACAAAAACATCAAGGCGAAACTGGTCATCTATCTACATACATCAATCAGACTGTAAGAAGCGGCGAAACTCCATCAGCCGAAGGCTTTAAGAAGCATGTACAGAACGTACATCAAAAGATGGCAGATAAAGTAAAGACTGAGAAGTCTAAGTCAGAAAAGATGGCTCAAGCTAAAGAGCATACTGACCACATCACTAAGAATGCTAAGCACTACGATAACCTATTCAAGATGCATCAACACCTACAAAAAGCAAAAGATGCATTGGTTAGAGGGTTAGAGACACACGAAGGTGGATTAGAACACCACATCGATGGTAAACCATCAAAGCCAGAAGGTTTCGTAGTTAACTATGCAGGTGAACCAACAAAGCTGGTAAATAGAGCAGAATTTGCAAGAGCAAACCTATTGAGGAACAGAGGATGATCTCGTTTAACACGTTCTTAAAAGAAGAAAAAGAAGCTAAACATGCTGTGTTGGCTTATGGTCGCATGAATCCTCCGACTACCGGTCATCTTAAGGTCATAGATAAAGTTAAATCAGTGGCTAAAGATGTTGGTGGTGAACATCATATGGTTGTATCACATAGTAATGATCCTAAGAAAAACCCATTGACTGCAGAACAGAAAGTTAAACACCTTCGCCGCTATGCGCCAGATACAAACATTAGAGCTGCGTCTAAAGAAAACCCAACCATATTCAGTCATGCTGCTGAACTACATAAGAGCGGTGTAACACACCTTCATATTGTGGCAGGTTCTGATAGAGTTGAAGAATATAAGCAGAAGTTTAAAGAGTTGAACGGCAAACCAAATAAACAAGGCGAAGTTGCATTTAATTTTAAGAAGATCACAGTACACTCTGCTGGAACAAGAGATCCAGATTCTGAAGGTACAGAAGGAATGTCAGGTACAAAGATGCGTGAACATGCCAAGAATAACGATTTGAAGTCATTTAGAAAAGGTATTCCAGCACATGTATCAGATGAACATGCCAAAGAATTGATGAATGATGTAAGAAAAGGTATGGGTCATCAAGATTAAATACGGTAGGTTGCATTTAGTTATGCGAGACTTCGAAGATGGATTCAAAACAAAAACCTCCAAAAAAGAAAAGACCTCAAAGACCTAGTGTCCTTGAGTTCGAACCAGATGAATGGGTATATCCTAAGGATGCTCCTAAAAAGAGACATTCTATTAGGAAATATTACCCAATGAAGGTAGACTACAATAGTTTAGAGGAAGAAGACTACCTAGAAGTAGCAGATCAGATCCAAGGTCTTGATCCAGAAACTCATAGAATGACTATACTAACGTCAGAGGGTCAACAAGAGTGGGATCAGGATGACGACGACGTATAAAAACATATAAATAACAATGCTAGTATAATTGAAGACATTGGTGAGGCTGTTACTGGCAACCGCTTCATATAAGCCAAGTCAAATTGTTATCAGAGGTTGGGTAACTAACCAAGGTTAATGGGAAAAATGATATCTTTTAAAGAGTACTCTGACGAATTTGATGCTGTATCTGAGTCCGTTGAACTGACGGATGAAGAGCTGTCTCAAATTAATGAGGTCTTAGACACCTCAGCACGCATCAAGAAAAGACAGCAGTTCATCAGACGCAAAGCTCGTCTAGCTATGCAACGCAAAGTGCAAAGCCGTAGACTAGCTGACACAGGTCGCTTGCGCGAGAGAGCTAAACGCAGAGCTCGTAACTTACTCATCAGACGCCTTTATCAAGGTCGCTCTAAAGCACAAATCCCATTATCACAAAGAAAACAAGTCGACATCAAGTTGAAGAAGCTGTCGCGTGCTGTCACACGTATATCTAATAAACTATTACGTAGAGTTAGACAAGAAGATATAGCTAAGAAGACAGGCAGAAAGTTACCAAAGTTTAATTCGAGTGGACAAGCGGGATTTTGATTATGAAACAATTTAAAGAGTTTATTAAAGAGACTAGTGGTACCGTCACATTAACCTTTGGTAATTTTAATCCACCAAATATTGAGCATGAGAAGCTCATTCAGAAAGTAACTGAAGTATCTGAAGGCGGATTGTACAGAATTTATGCAGCGCAGGAATGCAATGAAAACTTTCCATTGGACTATGATACGAAAATCAAGTTCATGCGAAAGATGTTTCCTCGTCAAGCACGTTCGATCATCAGTGATTCTAAGATCGTAGATCTATATGATGCATTGAATAAGTTATACGAACAAGGCTATAAAAAAGTTAACTTAGTTCTGCCAAACATTCTACCAGAATTAAAAGAATGTGTATTAAGAGAGAACAAAAATAAGTACAACTTCGAATCAATCAATTTTGTTTCTATCGAATTACCAGAGATAGAGTCTAAATTAATTGAAGCAGCTAAAGACAACAACTTTGAGTTGTTTACAAAGAACTTACCAGTTACAATTAAAGAAGGTCACAAGCTCTTTAATGCAGTACGTAGCGGTTTAGGTTTAAAGGAATCATACAACTTTAGACAACACATTCAACTTCCAAAGCTCTCTGAAGAAAGAGAAGCTTATGTGAAGGGAGAATTGTTTAAAGTTGGAGACGTGGTTGAAGTTAAAGAGACTAAAGACATTGGTCAAATCCAAAGACTTGGTTCGAACTATGTAATCATTGAAACATATGAAGGACAAAAGCAGCGCAAGTGGTTGAAAGACATCGTTAAGATTGAAGAAGCACTTGTGAATCAGATGATTGAGAAGTTGGGTGAAGCTTGCTGGTCTACGCATAAAATGGTAGGTTATAAACAAAAAGGCGGTAGAACGGTCCCAGACTGTGTGCCTAAGAATAAAAAAATCAAGTCCTTTAAAGAAGGCTTATCAACATTTGATGGGAAAAATAAATGAGTAGAATCATACAAGTACTAGGAACTGAAGCAGCTATATCTACTGCTGATGACTTGAATGGAGCACAATTAGTACGCATCTATAATAATAATGAGGCAGCAGTAGTAATTACCATTGCAGACTCGGAGGCTACTACGCTAGGAACATTTACGATTGTAGCTGGTGCAGTAGAATATGTTAGAAAAAAATCAACAGATACTATCGCTGCAGTTACTAGTTGCAAGATGGTTGCAGTAGCATTCGGAGATTAATATGAAGACGTTAGGCGAGAACGTCTACTTGGTTAAGATGTCGAATAAAGATGGCAAACCGATGGTACGTCAATATCGCGGATCAAGTTTGTTATCAGCAGAATCTAAAGCTAAAGTAGATGCTAAGATTCGTGGATACACAGTTGATTCAGTCAGAGAACTTAGCAAAGATAAGGAAGACTTAGATGAAGCAAAATATGTTACATCTGCTGACTACAAGGTATCAGCATCAGGTCGCAAGGTTCACAAGCGTAAGAAGATCGCCGATGATGATTATGAGAAAGAAAATGAA